GATTTCATAGAGCTTCCAGACTTAGATTCTTGGCGTGTAAACGATGTAGTTGCTCATATTAGGACTAGTGATTGGTTCAATGCTTTACCGAAAGATAAGCAAGACTATTTCAAGACTAAAACAGATGCACTTGTAAAACAATTCAATGCTTCTGCTAGTTCTGGAGTTAATCAAGTCAGTCTGTCCGCTAGACTTAACAAGGAACTTCAAAAGTTGCTTACTTCTCCTATTTTCAAACTGCAAGGTATTAAGTACATCAATAACAAAGAAGGCTCTGGTACGCATTCCTATATTGTCCTTGATCCTGGAGTTATCAGCACTTTCCAATCTACTAACGCTTCCTCAGTGAGCTTTGAGCTTACTCCAGAAGCTGCAGAACATGTGGATTGGTTTACTAAGCTAAATCAAGGATTCGGAGAGAATCCTCAATCAGCATTAGAAAACTTTTGGACCTCAACACAAGAGACTTATAATAAGCAGCCTACCACTGTTAATCTGTCTTATTTAGGTAAACTGCCTTTCAAAAAGGAAATTACTGCTGTATTTAGAAAAGCTTTAGGTTTGAAGAATAATGTAGAAGATTTATCCCTTCAGATTTATAATAAAGGAAAGTCTTTTGATATTTTACAAAAGAGAGCTATGTATGAGTATCTAACAACTCCTGATGCCGATATCACAACCTATAATAGAATGTTCGATCCAGAGACTTTAAGTCTGTTTGAACAAGGGAAAAACACTGTTATGGACCTGGGGCAATCACTGGTAGATTTAGGTAAGTTGGATAAGGATGTTTATGAGAAGAATAAAGGAAAGTATCTAAGAACTAGATATGCTGCTTTTATGCATGAGTATAAAGGTAGTGGTAAGTCTACCTCTTTCCAGAATTATCTGAAGAAGAAGGGGGATTTATCAGAGGAGGAGAAGGCTAGGTATCTTATTATCAAAGACCCTACTTATCTGTTGATTGATACCATTGGTACTGTTGGACGAGATGTTGGATTATTGAAGATGTTTTCTACGCTTGACACCTTAAGCTCACAGCATAATCTTCCATGGGTTATTGGTGGATCAGATTTTATGTGGATAGAAGATAAGAGCTATACTTTAGAGTCAGCAAGACAGCTATTAGAGCAGCAAGAAACTGTATTGCAAAATGATGGGAAGGTTCTTGGATGGGATCACCCAGGGGTTCAAATGCTTCAAGCAGAATACGATAAGTTGAAAGCTTCTTTCGATGAAGCATATGCTAAGCTTGATGCTAAGATCAAGAGTTTTGCTATGGACTCTGGACAACCTGAACTAACTGCTAAGGATTATGCTGAAAGGTTCTATAAACAGTTGCCAAAGCATATCAGGTTTGGAAAACTAGCAGGTATGTATGTTAGAAAGGAAATCTATGATGACTTTAAGGAAGCTATTGACCTTATGTCTGATCAGACTGGACAAAAGCAGCTTTATAAAACTCTTGAACGATATAATGGTTATTGGAAATCCAGTAAAGTAACTTGGAATCCTTCCTCCTGGATACGAAACCTTATCGGTAACTTTGTGTTGTTAGATATCGGTTCTCCGACTAATGCTATTACTTTGACTAAGATGTTCTTAGATGTTAAACGTCCTGAGAACTCTATCTATTGGACAATTGGTAAAGAGAATGGGGTGTTTGGTACAACTTACTCAGCTCAAGAACTTTACAATTTTGAAAATGAGTTTGAGTTGAAGTTTAAGAGCCTAGCAGCTAAAGCCACTGGAAAGAAAGGCTTTCTTGATAGTATCGGATTAGTTGCTGATATTCAAGAAGGACTTGTTGAGATGAATGAAACCTTAAGCAACTTGTATGGAAAACTCGAAGGAGTATTCAAAGTTGTTGCAATCAGGGATCATATTGAGAGGTGGGAAAAGAATACTGGTATGACGTTTAGCACTCTTTCAAACTCTGAGAGAGAGGCAGTTATTGCTGCTGCTGTTAATCATGCTAATGAGTCTATCTTTGACTACTCTGCTGTTCCTAACTTTATTAAACAAGCTAGAAAGTTCCCTCTAGGTTCTCCTTTTATTACGTTTACTTATAAAGCATTTCCTCAAGTTATTAAGGCTTTAGTATCTAGACCTCAGAAGTTTATTCCTTATGTAGCTGTTGGACTATTGATGCCTGCTATATTTCTTGCTGCTAATCCTGATTTGGATGATAAGGATAGAGAAGAGATTATCGCTAAGTATCCCGTATGGATGAGAGACAGGAGTAGTATGGCTTTGCTGCCTTACAAGGATTCTAATGGAAAGTGGCAGATCATGGATCTAGGTTACTTCTTCCCATGGGCACCTTTCACTGATGCTATTTTCCATGCTCAGAATCACTTCGAAGGGGGTTCTACAGCAAATGTTGCAAAGTCTACTATGGATGAAGCTTATAATATTATTGGGAATACTTTTGGATTTCTTGGAGGGCCTATTCCACAGACTATTGCTGCATTGAAAAATAATCAAGACCCATTCAGCCATAAAACTATTTTTAAGGAAGGAGACCCTTCCAGTAAACAGCTGTTTGACTTGATGACGTATTCTTGGAACATGGCAATGCCTTCTTGGATCACTAGTAACGGGGCTCTAGGCCATATCCTGGACTCTTTTGGTATCCAGGGTATTAGTGAGCCCCTTAATCAGTTTGGTACTCCTAAAGAGACTGTAGGACAGGCTACTGCACGCCTTGCTGGTATGAATATCTATTCAACTGATCCTAATGAAGCTAATCGTTCTAACTTGAAGTACTATGGTTTGAAGGAACAGGAAATTTTAAGAGCTAGGAAGGATACTCTACAGAACAGAAATCTTTCTCAAGAAGAGAAGGTTGCTGCTATGAGGGAGTACAATGACAAGCTAAAGATAGCTAGAAAGACAAGAATGGAGTATATCCAATCTACTAACGGAAGGTAATAAAAAGGCCCCTTGGTTAATTCCTTGGGGCCTTTATTTTTATCTATTGATTAGACTTGAGGTTCATATAAAGCGTAACCTTGTGTCTCAAACCAATAGGTGAGTGGGAAAGTTGCTCGAAGAGTAGCTCGGGTTAGTTCGAACTGCTTAGCAGCATTTTCGAAAGCCAATCCCCAACATACATACTGTAAATCATCATAAGGACTACGCATTAGTTATTGACCTCCACTAAAGTATAGGAACGAGAATGTTTATCACAGTAGTCCTTTACACGACTGACTTCTGAATCCTTCTCTCCATTCGAGAAGATAATAATCTCATCGGCATTATCAATGATTTGCTTATTACGCATAAAGAATAAAGTCCTATCGAACACAATATTACTCCAAACCATATGCCAAGGCTTAAACAATACTGCTGGAAGATCAACTTCATCTGCCAACTCTGCAGCAATCTTCTGAGGACCTTCTGCACCCCCGTGCAAGAGCACAGAATAATGCACACCCTTCTCCACTGTAAAAGCATTGAGGGTGTCATTAATAAGAGCCTTATCATTAATATTGCGATTACCAAATACTGCTAACTTCATGTATACCTCTTTATTATAGTTATAGTCTAGTATATTCTTATTTGTTTTACTTGGAATATCTTATTGAATTCGGTGAGACCTAAGATAGGTTTCAAAGTTCCAAAATTATCATCCAAGTATTTATGAGCTTTTTTATAAGAGCTTGCAACATGTAGATATTCGTAAATCTGAATATCGTTATGCCACTTCAAAAGTACATAACCCCATCTCCCTATGGGGAATTGTTCTATCTTCCTTTTTTCCTTGTTTTTACCATACCATCTGTTCTCGTGTGGAACTTTCTTTCCATCCGTAACGAATACGACTTGTGGTTTCGGTATCCTCGCTATAAATCACCTCCCAATCTTTAGAATTGATTTGGTCAAGACTTAAAAACTCTACTTCTTTGAGACAATCCCAGTCACCTAGTTCCCTAAAACATAGATTTCGGATATCAAAGTTATAACCTAAACATACTGTATCATCCCAATCAGGTCTACGAATATAGAATAGTTCAGGATTATCTCGTAACCGCTTTAAAGCCTCATCAAAATACATACAATCACCTTATATCTCACATACGCCAGCAACACATGCCAGTTCCTTTGCAGAAGTAGTAAAGTCCTCCTTCTCGTATTCTCCTAGTCTAGTCCAGTCTAAATCAAGACTATCAAAATAATGCTTTAATTCATAGTATTCTCCTTCTGATACTTCTTGATAAGGTGCTTGTCGATAGGAGTGGTCCGAGTGAGGTAGAACACTGACACCAGACATAATATCAAAGTTTTGATATACCCAAGCGCCAACTTCCATCCATTCGTGTTCCTTAACATATACAGTAATTGAAGGTTTGTGTTCACACCAATTTAATTGATAAGTTTTCCAAAGTTCTAATTGTTCTAGAGCAGATCTATCATCTCTAAATACTGATTCCTCAGGAGATTCAATAGGGAAAGAGAATACATAAGTTGAATCTGGTTTAGTAACGTCAGGTTCACAAGGTACACCTGCATCCTTCATCATCTTTGCTAGTGGATCTTTTTGATCTGCTCTCACCGTCCTTACATAATAATGACTATACCTAGGGTGAATACCAGAAGCGCAATTAACAAGTTGAGAAACAGTTCCTGATGGCTTACAAGAATTCAATTGAGGTCGTTATTCTCAATCCGTTTCAGGCGATAAAAGTGGGTTCTACTAATTCCATATTTTTCTCTAGCAAGTTTAAAAGGTAAGTTAACTATACTCTTCGGATATGTGTAGACGCTATCCCAGTATTGTCTCGAAACTTTCGAGAAAAATTTCTTACTTTCTTCTGTATGCTTCATTCCTTTAGCAGGAGTTCTTTCTTGCCTTGCTAGCTTTAATTTAACAATCCAGTCTTCTTTTTTGTAGATAGGTACATTATACCCGCCATCACCGCCCTCAGATAAATTATATGTATTTATCCCTTTTTCCCTATAAAACTTGATAATATCTATCTCTGCTTGGCAACACTCTGCCTTGGTAGAGAAAAACTTTAATATCGTTGTAGAGAAATTTTCAAATCCATATTTCTTAACAGCATTGCATAGTTTAGTATTTTTATTTTTGCATACAGACCGATGACCACTCAGTCTCCTAGACAAATGGTTCTTAGTCATACCAAAATATACATCGTCTGTTATTTTGTTTTGTATTACATATAATTTATACACACTGCCTCCATATTTCTATGTGGATTGGACTATATCATCACCCTTTTATAGGGTGCCCTGCGCTTCCGATTCACTTGAATCGTACTCTATTACTAGATAGTCTCTGAACCTTCAGAGAATATATTCTCTGCTTGGCTTCTGATCACCATATCTTTCGACTTAGGCTTCCCAGAAATTCACAGGGTTTGCTTGATAAATTACTTCATCAAGGCGCTAAACGTTAACGCAAGTTGTAGCAGAAGCAGGGTTAATGCCCAGCTTACTAGCATATTCCTTATTTGTCTCAATTACAACCTCTTTTAATAGTCCTAAGATATTTCCTAATGGTAAAACAGGCCAACCTTCTGTAGAGATGGCATCAATGCCTAAGAAAGGGTCTACATAAGTAGTAGAACCATTCAGTACAGGATGATCCATTATACCTGTTAATGAAACGCCAAGGAGAGCCTCTTCCTCAGTGTTTCTCTTCCACTCCTTACTGAGATACCTAAAGTCAGTTAAAGTGGCCTGTAGGGTGCCTAGAATAGCTGCTAGGCGTACTTTTTCTTTTAATGTTTCAAATGTATCATCTGACCGTATAACGGCCTCTGTTAAATTGCCAGTATATTCAACAAGTTTCGTTAAGACTTGCCGGATCGTAAGTTTTTAAAATCCACTTTGCAAAAAGTATTAGTTCTTCTGTAGTTGCTGAGTGCTTCATTGCATTTGCTTCTTGGGATAACACTTGAATATTCCCTTTTATATATCCTTTTGTATTATCTATTCGGTCTAAAGAAGGAGAATTTTTATATGCTCCAGATCTCCCAGAATTAACATTTAATTCTAGTCCTAATGCAGGACAATAATCCGGAATCACTATGTCTGATATTGTAATATCAAATTCTAACTTTCTTTCAAATGCTCTTCTTTTAGCCCTGCGAAATATTTTCCATTCTGGAGTTTGGGACTTAACTCGATTACAATTACAGGTTTTACAGAGAGTCATCCCACTGGTTATCTGAAATATCTTGCCACAACCAGTGCATTCTCTATGAGTATTTGATACTAAATTGCCATGTCGATTTTTAATTAACTCTTGTGTCATATTCTTATGTAATTTTATTTGCTTACATAATTAACGACAACTAGATCGCCTATAAGTTTCCTTATAGTTTAGACTATATCATCACTATTTTAATATAGTGCCATGCGCTTCCACTCACTTGAGTGTACTCCCTCTCGGGATAGTCGTTGAACCTTCCTGATTGCTCAGGCTTGGCTGCTGATTGTCTTTGCCGTTACGCAGTAAGAGTTCCCAGCAATTCACACGGTTAAGTTCCACTTATTTAGAACTGTGCAGACCTCAAAACAATTTCACTGCAGGGATTTGTACCCCATTCAGTATATCCTGCCTCCTTTCTCCTATCGGGTAATAGCTTATTTGCTGCTTCTCGATTAAAGACCCCTCGTTCACCTGACTTAGACTCATAAAGACTAAGCCATTCCTTCATGAAGATCCCGATTTCAGGCTTTTCTGTATAGCACGCAGAGTTGTTAGCAAGTGCTCGTTGCACGTTGCTTTCCCACCACGCACCCGACTTAGCTGTACGCATCCTATCATCGGACAGGTTAGAGAGGCTAATAAGAGCAGAACGCCTAACACCACCCACCACAACAATCTCAGCAATCTTACAAACCAAATCATGACACTCTAAGCTTGTGAGTTTTCTTCCTGCTGCATTTTTAAATAGGGTGACTGCAAACTTAAACAAATCCTCAAGTGGTTCTGGTCCAGACGCTCTACCACCAAACGTCTTAAGCACTGATCCTGCAGGTCTAACTTTGGATAAGTCCCATCTGGGAATTTTACCCACATAGAGCAATGATATAAGTTCCCTGAACGAGCTAGCCCACCCAATCTTACTATCTGAGACTGATATGGTAGAATCTGTCGAATAAAATTCTTCAGCCACACAGGGTAACTTGGATACAAATTGTCGTTCAACACTGAAGCCAACTCCTGTACCACACATTAAAATATACATGATCTCATCGAATTTTCGAGGAGAATCAATAGCTGCATAGGAACAATTGAAGCCTGCTACGTTATCCCTGTCCAAAGCTGGACCTGCAGTCATCAAGGTCCTCATAGAGGGCATAACTTCCAAGTTATAAATTGCTTCGTACAGTTCTAAACCTAATTCTCCAGTTACTACATCTGGAAATTTCGATTGCCAATAGCGTACTACACGATCAACTGTTTCATTCCAAGTCTCTCTTCGAGATTTCTCAGGAACCCATCTAGAATACCTACTAAGAGCAATAAACTCCTGATAAGATGTTGGAAGATGTCTTATATTACTATTTTCTGTCATTCTATCCTCTTTATTGTTTTTATAATACTCCCCTAAACTCCATAAATTGATTGGAGGTAATATAAGATCAGGCCACCTTATCATCAGCCATCGCTTTTAGTTTGTCTTCAACAATCTTTTGGCTTATCTTAGTATTAGAATATTTTGCTTTAATCTCCTCAATAGTTCGATCACAACCTGTACACTTATTTGTGGTCTTGTTTAGTTTGCATTTGTTTACGCAATATTTCTCCATAAACAACTCTTAGAAAAGTTTTTAAATAGCTCCATACCTGTTTAAATCCTAGATCATTATGCTCCATAGCCATATAACCAAACATCAATCTCTGCATTACGCCTATTAACTAATCCTTGGAACACTTTTCCACCAACTTTATCCCACCTACTCAATTGATAAGGGACTTCCGAATACGCTCCAGCATTTAGACGCTTAAGTAATGTGGAGAAGTTAAAAGCATTGTTTCCAACATTAAAAGAAAAAAGAACTAAGGCATCAAACTGATTTTGAGTAAGAGGTACCTTAACTCTTTCATTAATATTCTGCTCGAACTTACCAACATCTTCCTTCAATAGACTAAGAATCTCTTCATCAGACAGTTGTTTATTCTTATAAAGTTCATACTCTTCTTCAGAAGTAATTAAATGTCCTACTCCTATAGTTAAATAACCTCCGACATCTCTATATAGATGCCGAACGCTTCCTTCTAACTGCTTTAACTTTTCTAAACCTTCATCAGACAGTTTCATTCTTCTGCTCCAATAGCATAAGCTCTAAGCGTGCTAGAGCATTCCATGCTAGATGAGAGGCATGTAGAAGCCCCCATTCTGGATCGTGTTTGATTCCAGCAGCCTCTTCAAAATAATGACGAAGCATGGCATCCGTGTATCGTTCAATCCCATTAGGGACCTCTATCCAACCATTATCAGTGTACTTCTTAGCCCCTCGGGTCCCAACTTCTGCAACTTGTTTCAGGGCTAGTGGGAACTTCCCTAGTACAAGAGACATTCGTAATTTACCACAGTCATCTTTTGCACCTGAGACATGTAGAGAAGGTTTCTCAATCTGACTGTCTGTATCAGTTGCTAACTCCTCGAAGAGCTTTTCTAAGAACTCTTCATTAAGAGTTAATGATTGATTCTTATCTAGAATTTTCTGAACGCTGGTTTTATTAGCTTCAATCATACCTTGCCAATCAAGTATTGATTCATCCCAGAACAGGACATTTGTAGTTACGAGATCTTCAGAATTATCTGAAGGGATTTTAAATACAGGAACTTCTTCTTTAGAACCATCAATAGCAGACTCCACAGTGAAATAACCAGAAAATGCTCCGAAGAAGACTGTTTCATCTTCGTCTGGATGAATACTGGTAGAACACTTAACCAAGATATTCGTATCTGGCAGAGCTTGATTACAATTAATCCACATTAGCGATTATCTCCACTGCCTTTCAAAACACCACGAATCTTCCTAGATTCAAGCTTATCTTTTACTTCGTCTAAAACTCCTTCAATCTCCCATTCATATAGTTCAGCAAGCTGGGCTACGAACCAGAGCACATCACCAAACTCCTTCTTAGCTTTCACTTCAGCCTCTTGGTAGCCATAATCACCCCTGGCCTGCTTAGCGAAGACTCCTAGGAACTCTCCAACCTCAGCAGCTAGCCCGTTATGAAGATAGGATTCTGCATTTTCAGGGGGGTAGACAGCAGTAGTGTTAGTCCACTTTTGAAATTCTTTAATATTCATTAATTACTCATCTGTATTATAGAAGTTAGGTAAATCAGAAGCCGTGTTGTCTATGTATGTTTTAAACTCCTTAAGATAATAGATAGGACATTGATTAGAAACTCTCAAGAATTCGTATACACTTTGTAAAGTGACAAGATCGTGTTCTAGTTTTTGTTTTTTATAAGCATTGGCATAATACTTATGGCGTTTCAAACGCGAATATGCATCTAAAAAAGCCATAGAGAGAAATTTAATGTCTCTGATAATAGTAAGAAGCACTTAGATACCTTTTCTATCAAATGGTGAGGGCGTTTCTAGCTTATATCTCAAACTCTTCCATCCATGAAAGTTAGCATATTTTTCCCCAATCACCTTACACTGAGCAGCATGTTCAAAAGGTGACATATGCTTCGATGATAGTAGTTTCTCTGCTAGCTTTAAATCTTCATCAGGGTTAGGCGACTTCTGTTCATGAGTCATGTAGCTAACCCTAGCGCACCT